CTGACGGACCACAACGAACAGCAAAACACAGCAGGGTAGCGCAGCAGCAGCGCGTTCGGTTCATATCCGAAAGGTCGTCGGTGCAAGTCCGGCCCCTGCAACCATCGTCAGTCTCGAGGCTTCACTTCGGACACTGACCAGGCCAGCGCCACCACCCAACCGAGAAACGTCCACCCCAGGAAAGCGTTGATCACGAACACGACGCCGATGTTGTGGTGGTTTCTGCCGGCCGCTATGAGTGTCGGCAGCAGGTAGGCGCACAAGGCCACGAAGACCAGAAGCACAACTTCCATATCAACCCCCGTAATCGCGAGCCCCGCCTATGTCGATGTCGCCGTGAAACGCTGGCAGGAGTTCACCGGGCAGGACGCCACGCTTGACGCAACCGGCGAGGCGTTTGATGCCATATCAGCCCAGCGGCAAGCTGCCTGATTGCGAAGGCTATAAAAATGCCCAAGCCCCGCTACAAGCCAACGGACAGAGCGCGCTCGATGGTCAAGACCCTGGCGGGGTATGGCATCAAGCAGACGGAGATCGCTGCGCACCCGGACGTGGCTTGCGGCATGACCACGCTGCACAAGTATTACCGCGACGAGCTCGACGCCGGCGATGCAGCCGCGCAGGGCCTGATCGGCGAGGCGCTATTCGACGAGGCGGTGAACAAGCGCAACATCCCCTCGCTGATCTTCCTCGGCAAGACACGCCTCGGCCTGAAGGAAGTGCAGCAGGTGCAGCAGACCGGCGCGGACGGCGGGCCGATCCAGGTGGAGCAAATAGATGTGCAGCGCCTTATCGCCGATAAGCTCATTGGCCTTAAAGACAGCCTCAGAGTTGTCGGAGGAACAGATACGGAGCAAAGTCAAAAGCCTGGACGTAAATGAGGCGCTCGAGGTCTGGAACAACGGCTGGTGGTATTGGGGCCGGGATAACCAGCAACCACCGCCGGGCGATTGGCAGACATGGCTATTCCTCGCCGGCAGGGGCGCAGGCAAGACCCGCGCGGGGTCGGAGTGGATAAGGGCGAGGGTCAAGGCCGGGGGCGATCGCCTGGCGCTGGTGGCGCCGACAGCGGCGGATGCGCGCGATGTCATGGTCGAGGGCGAAAGCGGCATCGTGGCGGTATGCTGGGAGCACGACAGGACCGCGGACGGCGTGCTGGTCGGCCTGCCGGATTACGAGCCATCGAAGCGTCGGCTCACATGGCAGAACGGCGCGATGGCAACGGTATTCTCGGCCGAGGAACCGGAGCGCCTGCGCGGCCCGCAGCACAGCGGCATCTGGGCCGACGAGCTGGCCGCATGGAAATATATGCGCGATGCCTGGGATATGGCGATGTTCGGGCTGCGCATGGGGGCAAGGCCGCAGGTGATGGTCACGACCACGCCCCGGCCGCTGTCGCTGATACGTGAGATCCTGTCCGACCCCGCAACCGTGGTCTCGCGCGGCAGCACATATGATAACGCTGCGAACCTGGCGCCGAGTTTCCTCGCGAATGTCCGCGCCAAGTATGAAGGCACCCGGCTTGGCCGGCAGGAGCTTTACGCCGAGATTCTGGAAGAGGCCGAGGGCGCGCTGTGGTCGCGCACAATGATCGACGCCGCGCTCTACCGGGGCGAGCCGCCGGAAATGAAACGGGTGGTTGTCGCGGTTGACCCGGCCATCACGGCGCACGAGGACAGCAACGAGACGGGCATCATTGCCGCCGGCCTGGGGGTTGATGATATCGGATACACCCTCGCCGATGTCTCCGGGCGCTATTCGCCGGGCGACTGGGCCAAGAAAGCCGTCAAGCTATACCACGAGGTCGGGGCTGACCGCATCGTCGCCGAGGGCAACCAGGGCGGCGAGATGGTCCGGCACACGATCCAGACGGAATGGAAGGCCGCGCCCGTGACGATCGTTCACGCGCACCGCGGCAAGCAGGCAAGGGCCGAGCCGGTCGCAGCGCTCTATGAACAGGGCCGGGTGAAGCACGTCGGGCAGTTTCGCGAGTTGGAAGACCAAATGGTGAATTGGGAACCGCTTTCCGGCATGGCTTCGCCGGATCGCCTCGATGCGCTGGTCTGGGCCTACACCGACCTGATGATCGGGAGCAACGTGACCCATGCTTTTTGGTGATCCCTGATGGTGCGCGAACGCTCCTACCATGAATCGCTGAACATCCCGGCGGGCGATGTCGGCGGCTGGTCGAACGTCCACAAGTTCGGCGCCAACCGGGCGATCCCGAACGGATCCTATGCGCCCCTGTGCTTCGGCGGCATCTACCGCACCCCGCAGGTATCGGGCGCCACCAAGCTGCGCTGGAAGGCCGGCAACGTGAACGACACGCCCGGCGGCAGCGGGTGCGGCGCGATCGAGTTGCAGGGCCTGGACGCAACCGGCGCGCTGGTCATAGAAACGATCGCAACCAACGGCAACGCCGCCGGCCCGCTATCGGCCCACACATATCTGCGCCTGTTTCGGATGATCGCCAAGGATTCCGGCACCTATGCCACGACAGCAACCGGGAGCCACGCGGCAAACCTGGTGGTTGAGAACGCGGCCGGCACGGAAGATTGGGGCACCCTGCCCCTCATTGTCTACCCGATGGCGCAAAGCCTGATCGGCTGCTATTCGGTCCCCCTCGGCAAGCGCGCGTTCATGCCAAGCTGGGTGCTCCAGGTGGACAGCAACAAGACCGTGACGTTTATGCTGTTCGTGCGCGAGAACATCCTTCAGACCGCCCCGCCTTACAGCGGGATGAATATGAAGTTCGGCGCTTACGGCGTTGCGGCCGATCTGGATAAGCACCCGTCGATTGCCGCCGGGCCGTTCGCCGCGCTCACCGACATCATCTGGATGGCTACCGTTGCGGCCGGCGCCGGCATCGCGTCGGTGGATTTTGAAATCGCCTTGCAGGACGTGTGAACATGCCCCGAACTGCCACCGTGAAAGTCAGGAACAAGGCGACCGGCGAGGTTGCCGTCGTCCACGGTGCGCAGATCGTCGCCGGGTATCAGCGCGCATTGCCGCGCCGGGGCACGCGCGATCTATTGCAAGCCTATTCCGCCTCGCCCGTCCTGCAAGCCGTCGTGCGCAAGATCGCAAGCAGCATGGCCGCGGTCCAGTGGGTGGCGAAGATCAAGACGCCGGCCGGCGATGCAATCCCGGCGCCGAACCATATCGCGGAGCGGGTGATCAATAGCGGTGTTCCCGGCCTCGACGGCGTTCAATGCCGGATGCTCGAGCAGACGCATATCGAACTCGTCGGCGAGTCCTTCGCGATCCTAGACCGCAACATGATGGGCGTGCCCGATGTGCGCTGGCCGATCCCGCCGCATTGGGTCACGAACGTGCCGCTGCCGTCTGGCGATCTATTCGAAGTCCGCCCGCTCGGCAGCACCGGGTTCCATGTGACGCGCGAGAATATCCTCTGGCATAAGGACGCGGACCCCTACGACCCGTATATGCGCGGCGTCGGCGTCGCCCGCGCGCTGGCGGATGAACTGAACACCGACGAAGCCGCGGCGAAGCACGCCGCCTCGAGCCTGACGAACCGCGCCCGGCCGGACATCGTCATCAGCGGGTCGAAAGAAATTCCGCTCGGCCAGGAAGACGCGGTGCGGCTCAACGAGGTATGGGCGCAGCGATTCGGCGGGCCGGAGAACGCCGGCAAGCCGTTCGTAAGCGCGGCCCCGATCAGCGTCGAAACCCTCACGCCGACGTTCCGCGAATTGCAGCTCACGACGCTGCGCGAATTCGAGCGCGACATCATCATATCGGTGTTCGGCGTCCCGCCGGAAATCATGGGCATCGTCGAGAACAGCAACCGGGCGACTATCGAAAGCGCCGAATTCCTGTTCGCCAAGCATGTGCTGAAGCCGCGCCTGGCAGCGCGTAAGGCAACCTATAACGAGCAACTCGCCTGGCAATACGACCCGCGCCTGCTGATCGACTTCGAAGATCCCGTAGACGAAAACCGGGAATTCAAGCTCGAGGTCTACAAGGCTCGCCCGGCGGCGTTCACAGATGACGAGGTCCGGGCGCTGGCCGACGAGGGGCCGCTTCCGGATGGCGAGGGCGAGCAGCGGCCGACGCCGCCAAGCATGGCCGCGCCGCCTTCAGGCCCGGCCCTCGAGCGGGCACCCTTCCCCGCGAAGGGCCGGGCCAACAAGATCAACGCCGACGACATCAACTCGATCGTGGCCGCGATAGATCAGTCGCTGATGCGCTCGGTGATCGAGACGAACACGCGCTCGGTGGTGGCGGAATTCGGCGCCGATGCAATGGCAGATGCCGGCATCAACATATCGTTTGACCTGAACAGCCCGCGAGCGATCGAATTCATCGATGCGACGGCCGGTGAGCGCTCCAACCTGATCAACGGCACCAGCGAGCGCAACCTGCGCGCCACGCTATCGGAAGGCATCGCAGGCGGTGAGACGCAAAGCGATCTGATCTCGCGCGTCCAGGCCGCGGTTGATGACGCCACATCAGCGCGGGCCGACATGATCGCGCGCACCGAGACGACGCGGGCGGCAGGCTTCGCCACCGAGGAAGGCATGACGCAAGCCGGGCTCACCGAGAAAGAATGGCTACCCGTCCAGGATGACCGGACCCGCGATACGCACGCCGGGATGGACGGGCAGAAGCAACCGATGGGCACGGCGTTCATGTCCCCGTCCGGCCTGCCAGCGCAGTATCCGGGCGGCTTCGGCGTAGCGGCCGAGGATATCAATTGCCGATGCGTCGTGGTGGCCGTGGACAGCCTGCCAGACAAGGCGGCGCGGGTCGCGGCATGGCATATCAAGGCGAGCCAGATGCAGCGCCTGGAGACGATCTACGCGCGCCAGTTGCGCAGCGCATTCCGCGAGCAGGGCCAGCAGGCGATCGAAGCACTGGAAGGGGTCGGCGGATGATCCAGACAATCTACCACACCGGCGGGTGCAAGGGCTGCGCGCGGATCCGCAAGGTGATCGGCCTCGGCCCGCGTGTGCCCGAGACTGCATCCGGGCTTCGCCTGCGCGCACAGCGCATCGCGTTTACCTGCTCGGTGGTGTTTCTCGCGCTGGCGCTTGTGATCGCCGCCGGCAAAGCCCTGGCGCTGCTCGCCATCGCCCTGACGCGCGGGCTGGTCTGATGGCTGAAATTACCGGCCGCGATGCCCACAAGATCAACGATGACTGGTTTACGCTGTTCCTGGCCGGTGCGTTCGGTAGCGGCGCCGCGGCTGACACACCGGCGGCGGCTCGCGGCTTCGAGGCGGACTTCGACACCGCGTCAGGTGTAGCCGCCGCCCTTATCCTCGACTACAGCGGCGTTGCCAACGGCCAATACTTCGCGAACGACGACAACACCAAGACGTTCGGCGACCTCCACACGTTCACGCGGGCTTCCCTGGCCACGCAGAAGAATTCGTCGGGAACGCTGGTGTTTGCGCCGCATAATTTGGCGCTTCAGGCAGAGGATATGTCAACAACGTGGACCGCTACATCGGTAACAGTTGGGACAAACGACGAAACCGCGCCTAATGGCACGGCGACTGCGGACAAGCTAACCGAAGGCTCCGGCGGGACTGATCACCGCATGCATCAGGCTCAAACCTTTATTAGTGGCGCGAGTTACCGGGCGGCTGTGTATGCCAAGGATATTGATAGGCGCTATGTCACGGTTTCAGTAGCGACCACAGGCTCCACTGATTATTTTACCGCGACTTTTGATTTACAGCTTGGGACTACTCTTCAAACAGGCGACAATGGTGTTAATACATTCACATCGGCGTCGATGACGCTCGACGCTAGTGGATTTTATTTGTGCGAAGTTATAGGCACACCAGGCGCGACTAGTGGCTTCGTGTTTGTGGCTTTATCAGAGGGGGGCGCGGTTGGGCAATGGGGGGTGGATAATTATTCCGGCGACGGCGCGTCTGCTGCGCATGTATGGGGCTATCAATTTGGTGCCACCCCAATGGCCCCCGCCATAGACACCTACGCCACCACCTACGTCCCGACGACCACTGCGGCGGTGTATCAGCACAGGCTGGACCACGACAAGGACGGCAACCGGATAGGGCTGGCGGTGGAGGAGGCGCGGACGAATCTGCAAGTTCATTCGGCAGCGTTTGATAATGTGGCGTGGACAACGCAAAATGTTGCTGTTGTGGGAGACGACGCTACCAGTCCAGACGGCACTACAACGGCGGATAAACTCACCGATGATGCGACAGATGCCGCTCATAATGTATTTGATATTCCTACACTCGCGTCGGCTACAGATGCGGCCTTTAGTATGTGGGCAAAAGCAGGGACAAAAGACTTTGTTTGTATCAACTATGGGGCTGCGAACCTTTACATAGCAGCGGTTTTTGACTTGTCTGCTGGGGCGGGCACAGCAAGCCAAACAGCCGCCTTCGGCACCGGCAGTACAATCGTGTCAACCAAAATAGAGGATTGGGGAAACGGTTGGTATCGGTGTATTTTGGTTGGGCAAATTAACAGCGCCAATGGGTTCTTTGAAATTGGCCTTGCGGAGGCGGCTACTGGAAATTCTTTCACCGCCTTCGGTGAAACTACTTACATTGGCTCGTCACAAACGGCTCACCTATGGGGCGCGCAGATGGAGGCCGGCACATTTGCAACCTCCTACATCCCCACCACCACGGCCTCGGTC